TTTTACGAGGAAACGTCAGCCTAGAGCCACCTTGACGCGGCTCACCTCACCGCTGTCTTTGTGGTAGGTGATGGCTTGCATCTCGGAACGTGAAGAATAGCTGTGGGACGCTGCGTAGGCGTCCCTCGGCGCAACGGCGCGAAGCTGCTCGACCTGCACGCCGCCTATGTCCTGCATTTTTGTGTGATGCATGTGGCCCGTGAAGTAGAAGCGGTATCTGGTACGCCCCCACATCTCAGCCCACTCGTCGGCCATATGCATAACCAGCCGCTCGGCCTTCGCCTTGTCGCCGTGATGTGAGGCGATCATCACCTTGCCCCACTCCATGACAAAGAACTCACCGCCCTTCCGCTGCACCTCAATGCGCGGGTTGTCTCTGTAGCGCTCGCGCAGAGCATACATAATGGCCAAGAAAGCATCGCGGTCATGGTTGCCTTGGATGACGCTCACGATCACGCTGTTGTGCTTGGCAGCGGCCATCTCAACACAGGCCGCGAATGTCCGAATGGCAACGTCAAGCGCCTCGCTGAAGCTAGAGGCTACATCTAGTACGTGCTTGGATTGCGGCGTCTGCGCTGTCTGATCGTTAGCGTGCAGCGCATCACCGCCGATCAGGATGACAGCTTTCTCAGAGGCTGGTGAGGATGCGATGCACTGCCCCACACCGCCTGCGATGCGACGCTCTGCGATATCGTTGTCCATGTCCTCACCGCTCTCATCAGCGCTGGCGCGCATTCCAATGTGTGCGTCAAAGATTGGGTAGACAGTCAGCAACCCGCTTGTGAACTCGCGGGGGCTTGGGACCGCAGGGCAGGCGGGGATATCCTCGAACGCCTCGCGCACAATCTCTGTGACGTTTACGTTGGCGCTTTTGTCCTTTGGCATCTGGAAGTAAAGGGATGCGCCCTCGCTCTTGATCCAGCCTGAGTGCAGTGGGCCAGCGTCTTGCATACCGACAGAACTCATGGCCCCTTGAATGGCACCGTCTGCCTCTGCGTGCTTGCGAGCGCCTTTAAGACGCTGCCTTATACTGTTCTCGGCAACGCCGAGGTGACGGGCGATTGCTCTGCCCGACATTCCCTGAAGCTGTAAGTCCCACGCTTCTTTCTGCTTGGGCGTCATGTGTTGCACCCCTCGTCCATCTGGCCGATCAGGGTCGCGCCAGCCATCAGGCTTTTGGGGCCAGCATCATCAAGCAAAGCAACCGTGAGGTCATCCCTGCTCTTTATCGTGGCGTCACAGATCGCGCTTGTCTGCACGGTTGCGCAGCCACCGCTCAGCGTCATCAATGTGAACGCTATCAACGCGCTTGCGGGTTTCGATATATTCATTGAGTTCCCTTTTCTGCTCAGCCTCGGCCTCATCGCGCCTGCCGCGCAAATAGACGCCCAGAAGCGCAGCGATAAAGGCCGCTATGCCAGCGGCGTATAGCTTCAGCCGCGCCAAAAGCAGCATCAAGTCGCTTTTCCCCACGCAACGCACTTAGCGCCCTGCACGATCATGTGTGGGTAAGCCTCTTCAAACATGATCCAGCCGATTTGCAAGCTGTCGTTGCACTCCTCTAAGCTCCTCACAGTAGGCCCGGCCGCGCCGACGCAGTGGCCGTCGAGGGAGCACGCAAGTAGGATCGCAGTGAACATCATTTTACCTCCAGCCAGCGGCCCAAGCCCTGAGCCGCTCTTTCAGGATATACATGGCCAGCAGTGCTATCACAACGCAGCCAGCCATCGCAATGATCTGGGCTGTTCCGTTGAGCGCTTGAAACGCCGCCACAGCGCCGCCTACCGCCGAGGCACCCTGCGCTATGCTGGCTTGAACTGTCTTGCTCTGTGCGGCGCTTGTGCGGGTTGTGGGGGGCTTCTCAGCAGCAACAGGCGTGAGGAACAGACCGACCTCGGCCTCACGTCTGTTGACCAGTCCCTTTACCACCTTGCCGCCAGCCTTGCGCCACATTCGCATTGATGCAGGCACGCGATCTTTATTGCCAGCATTGAAATGCCGCAGCGCAGAGGACTTGCGGAACGCTGTCGGGCCAATGTTGTAGGCAAGCGAGGTGAACGCACCAAGCTCGTTCTCGTTTATGGGGGCAGTGATTGCTGGTGTAATCTCCGCGAGAAACTTCTCGATGGTCTTCTCGAGATACCAGTCAGCTTCGGCCCGCGTGATTTTGGTGCCGGGGCCAACTTCAATGAAGCCAGCGCTGGTTGTCAGGCCGTAGCCGACAGTCCAGACGCCAGCAGAGCATTTGTAAGCCTTCAGCTCACAGCCTTCCCACCGCTTAATCAGATCGAGTGATGCTTGGTTTAGCATGTCAGCCTCCAGACCGCATTTTGAAGAAAATCAAACCCACAACCGCAGTGGCAATAATCCAAAATAAACGCTCGGCGAAACGCAAGGATTGGCCGTTGCTGCCGACGCGGTTTTCCACAAGCGACAAGCGTCGTGCTTGAGCGGACTGCTCATTATCAAGCGTGTCCATCCGCTTAAACAGCGTGATCATGCGCTCTTCCATGCGGGCCAATGCGACGATGGCCTTGCCCACTTCATCCAGCTTGTTCTCAATGCGCTCAAGGCGGTGGTCGTCGCTCATCAGTATGTTCCTTCCCACACCCGCAGGGCGGAGAACTCGTTGCTCATCATCTTGCGCTTGATGACGTCTTTGACGGCCTCCGTGTCGGACCATGATACGCCAGCCTCTTTAAGCCACGCGCCTAGCAACCCCATGTCCACATTGCCGACGTGCTTGTAGTCGCTACCAAACGCATTCTCCGCGGTTTCACGGGCGTGCTTGGCGTCGTTGAGCATGTGAGAGGCGTCGAAGGTCTTCTTGACGATCAGCTCGTCGCCCTCAAACGTGTACTTCTCAGAGAGTTTTGTCGAGTGGGCTGCTTTTTGCATTGCGCGGCTTCCGTGTCTTGGTTGTTGTAGGCTTAGCGGCTGGCTTGATGTCCCGCAGAACGGTAACGCTGTCCGGGCGTAGTGCGCGTATCTTAGCCACTTCGGCATCCGATAGGATGACAGTCTCGCCCTTTTCAATGCGGCCTTTGCTGCACTTGATTTTTAGGCGGTTCACAATGACTTCTTTCATGGGCGTCTCCTGTAAAATAGCGGGGGCAATTACTCGCCCCCGCCTACTTCAATTAAGAAGTTGTGTTGTCGAAGATGCCGCCGTTAGCAGCTTCGTTCTTCGCGCAGAGTGTAAGCTCTGTAACAACTTGGCGAGTTGTGTTGTCGCCAGTTTTTGCGAGAGCAACGTTCTTGGTCGGACGCAATGTTGCGATCTCCCACATGTTGTCCTGCATGATAAACACGTCGCGCGCACGGTTCTCGCGGGACGGCATGAACTCAACGCTACCCCAAGGTGTGACGTACACTGCGAGTGATTTGATCACACGCTCGTCGCCCGCCTGTACTGCGGAACGCTGGTTGTTGTTACCCGTGAACGCAAGAGCCTTGTTCATCTGGAACGCGGAGAGGTAAACCGTGTCTGGCTTGCCACCCTCTTCCCAGATTGACTGCATAACGCCGTCGAACTTGTCTTGCGAGAACGCTGACAGTGCAGTTGTCTCGTCTGTACGAGCGTCTGTACCGTCACCAGTTGGGTCAGCACCTTCGTTAGCACCGAAGTCGGTGTTGGTGGTGATCCACGCAGGCGCGCCCGCTAGCTCACGAGCAGTTGTGGAGTTACCAGAAGCGCGTGCGTTGTTGTCGAAAAGAGCCTTTTCGATGTCGAGCTTCTGCTCCTTGGCAATCTTCAAAGTCTGGTATGCGATCTCTTTCGCACGGCCAGCTTTGTCCAAACCCTCGTCTGTGTCTGGAACGACAACAGCGTTTTTGAAGATTTGTGTGTAGTTGCCGAGGCGCGTCGTCGCAGAGCGAGCTTCAGCAGCCGTTGCATCGCCCTCAACGTGAGCGTTGGCAGCGGATGCGCGGAGGCTATCTGTCTGCCACTCAACGAGCGTGTTCTTCGCGGAAGTCTTACCAGACTTCGAGTAGAACGGCGTCTCTTCAGGAGAGATGTTGTGGATGACGTTGGACAAATCCTCACGGATGCCTACGGAATCGTATGAGTCGAATGTGTTTGATGGCTGGGGCATTGTGTAGTCCTTTCTAGGAGTTGAGTATCAAGCCCAATGCGTCATTGATTGAGCCTGTCTTCTGCAAGCGCGATTGCGCCTTCTTGCGAGTTGCAGCTTGGCTGTCCGCAGTTTTCTTAGCGCCCGCCCTCACAACAGGTCGAGCCTTCTGGCCCTTCTGCTGTGCTTGCTTACGCTTAGCCACCAGTTGGCGGTACTTCCGGGCATCGTTCAGCGCTCGGACATAGCGTGCGTCAGAAACACCCGCCATCTCTTCGGCCGAGAACCCGTAATCCATCCCGACTTGCATCAAGTCATCCTTCAACTGCGCGCCCTTCTCAGGGTCTGCAATCTCTGGAATATGCTGCTTCAACAACTCCGCCTGCTCTTGCAGATACGACTGTTGCGCCTGCGCCTGCTGTTGGGTTTGCTGCTCTCGCATTTGATGGATTTGGTACATCTGCTGATCGTAGCCTGCCTTCGCCTCGTCGTATTTGAGCTTCTCTTCCATGTACCCAATCGGGTCACTTTCGAACAAGTCTCGCGACGGTGGGGTCGGCTCTTGCACTCCGATCTGCTGCGCCTGTTGGTACAACTGCATGAACTGCTGTTGCTGCTGTTGCAACGCGGCTGCCTGCTGTTCGATTTGCTTGCGCGCCTCGGCAGATTCTTGGAACCGCTTATTGATTGCCGCTTGACCCGCAGCAGATCGCCTCAACTGATCCAGTGTCCACTGCTCTTCTTTTCCGTCAACCTTAACGGGGTAGAGCGTAGTGTCTTCAGCCTCAACTTCTACTAGGTCTTCGTCGTCAATTTGGTCATCGTAGTCGTCTTCATCGGATGCCTCGATGTCATCCTCGCTCTCGGCTACGTCCTCAACCTCTTCGCCCGTCGGCTCCGTGATCTCGTCCACAGCTTCGCTCAGATTATCACCCTCTGCTTCAGGTGCGTCGGATGTTGATAGCAGGCTCTCAGCCGCTTGTTCTAGGGTAGTCGCTTCCACGGTGCTACTTCCTTTGCTTGCGATCTAAAAATGTCTCTGCCGTTATGGCGGCGTCGAGGTTCATTTCGATCAGGTTAAGCGCACGGATTATCCCGTGCGCCGCTTCGCGCGCCTCTACGTCAGAGGCTACGCTGTCTGTGAAGACCTTGATCTGGTCATCACGAACGCCTTGCACAAAAGACAAAAACGCGGTGTCGGCCTTTAGCCGCCGCGCCTCGTCTGCCTTTATGCGTATTTCGGTACTCATTGCTGCGGTGCGCCTTGAGCCATGCCGCCGATCATGCGGACTTTATCCTGCTCAGCCTGCACCTTGGCGACGTCAACGGCTGT